GTATTCTTGAACGCGAGCAGGCCATCGGTGCCCATCTGGAACGCCATGTTTAGCAGCACGCCCTTGCGTGCGTCATCGAGATCCTGAAAGAACGGCAGCGCGCGGGTGAGTGCGTCGATGCGGTCGTTTATGTCGTTGCGCAGCAGGTAGTCGATCTCATCATCGCGCAGGCCCGCGCCCTTGCGCGCGTCCACCAGGCGTCCCACGCCGATCGTGTCGTAGCCCAGGTGGTCCTGGTACACGGAGCGCTTGCGGCCCTCGTCGCGGATCAGTTGCTGGGTGAGTTCGGAGATCATTTATGCGGCCCCTGTAAAAACGCCTGCCACAGCGCGTAGCCCGCCCAGCCAATGAAACCGATCAGGCCATACTTGGCGATCTCGGTTTGCATCGTCCGCCAGAACTTGGCCTTGTCCTCGGCTTGCTTAATCCAGGCCTCGTGCACCTTGCGGTGGCCGTCGGGATCTCCATCTGGAAAGCTGTGCTCGAACACACGCACCACCGACTTCTCGACCTCGTCGCGGAAGACGCCGTGGTGGTAAGTCATCTTGACCTCAAGCGCCTTGACGGTGCTCTGCAGCTCGCGGATGTGCAGCAGCAATGCATCGCTGTTGCCCTTGCGGCAGTCCTCGAAGTGCTGGGTATCGTCTTGGTGCATCACCCCCATCCCCCCAAGAAAGCCACCAGCGCGAGCACGATATTGAAAGCGGTCTGGATGTCCATGCGTCGTGCGGATTGATTGAGTTGCCACATGGTAGGTGGCAGGGTCCCTTTCACGGACACAGGGGACAAGAAAAAGCCCGCGCTGGGCGGGCTTTGTTGGAGCTTCCTTATGCCTGGAATGAAATTGAGCCTGTGATTAAGTTCGTAGTCAGGTTGGCGTTGGTCTTGTAGGCAGTGCCATCAATTTTTGTAAAAGAAAGGTACGCAGCGCTTGTGACCGCCGATACCGCGGCATCCGCGTTTCCAGTACAGATAGCCGAAGAATCAGATGTAGGGGTGTAGGGCATGCCAAGCAGGCGGGCGTTAGCCGCATTGGCTGTCGCCGGAAACTGAACCTTGAACGTGAGCGTGACTAGCTTGCCGACCTTGGTATAGGTCCCGCTGGCGGATGTGTATGAAATATCGGGGCTGGTTGGCGCCCAAGTGCCCTCTGCGTATGACGTTGGGAGCGTGCTTATCGTAGAGCCAGGCCACGTTGCGCCGCCGCCGAGAGTCCCGACCCCGCCTTCAACGTTATTCCCAAGCGCGATAACGCCAGTAACCGAAGCGTTTGTGTAGATGCCAAATGCAGACCCCACCAAATGGCTAAAGTTACAGCCGGTAATCACAAACCCGTTGATGCTTGTCAGATCGATCGCGTGGTGGTTTACCTGCGTGGACGAGATGTAAAACCCACTAATGGAGCCGCCATTCTGGTTGTTCCCAATGTGTACAGAATAGCCAGTGCTTGCGCCGCAGGTTTCTGCGTAGCCGCCAGAGATGGTGTACCCAGCGCAGTAGACTGAAACGAACCCCCCGTTGTCGCACGCTTCTGCGGATGAGCCCATAAAGGCGTGGCCAGCGCCATAGCTTCTAAACCCAATTCCCGTGCAGCGGTTTACTTTGCATCCTGTAATCGCAAGAGCGTTTGACTCAGTACCAACAACAGTGGCCCCGCCGAGTCGGAAAGAGTCGCCAGTCACATAGTAGGCGAGGCATGACGAAACGTTCACACGCCAAGAGTAAAGAAGTTCAAATGCGGCCTGGGCGAAACTGCGGTGTGTGTCATCAACGCCAAAGCACTGGATTTTTTCAATGTTCCACTCGCGCAGATTCCATGCGTAGATTCCGCGAAGAACAGTCGTGTCACCCGCTTGAATCAGGAAGTTTCCGAGATAGCCAGAGTTCTGCGTAGTGCCACCGCTGCCTGTGCCAATTTGAATTGCGTTGATCGCGCCGTATGGCTTCAACACTGTGGCGATGCCGTTTCCAGTAACGTTTACGGAGTTGCCGGTGATGACAATGGGAGAGGTTAGCTTGTAAGTTCCATCAGGGATAAACACGCCTTTGCCATTTGCTTGCGCGTAAGCAATAGCTGTATTTATTGCAGTGCTTGCGTCAGTAACCCCAGTGCTATCGGCATCAAAATCCCACACGCTCACGTTCTCCCGCAGCTTCTCTTGCACGCTGGTCGCCGTACCGCCTAACGGTTGGTACGCAATATCCAGCGCGTCGCCACTCATTCCAGAGCCCAGGCCCTGACCGTAACGGGCCAGAATCTCAGCACCCAACGAAGGCGCCACGGCGAAGATCAGCGCCGTGTTCAGGATCGTGTGGTCCACGCCCGGCACGCTGGTGAGCCCGTCGACCGACACGTCGATGTTGCCAAGCGTGACCGGGTCCGCGTCCAGTGTGAACACCGTGGTCGTGCCGTCGCCGGTGAACGTGTCGTAGCGGTAGGTGGCGAACGCCACGGCCGTGGCCAGTTCGCTCAGGGGGAAATTCTGCAAGGCTTCGGCGGTCGAGTCCCAGCCGATCACGGCATTGCTCAGGGGCGAAGGCAAAGTGACGTCGGCGCTGGTGCTGACACTCACCTGGGTAGCGCGACCAAGCTGTTCTTTCAGTTGCTGGATCTGCATCGCCATGCGGTCGAGTTCGTTCTCGAGCGCCAGCGGTGAGAAGTTGCCACCGGCCGGCAAGTCAAGCGGCTGGTCGTAGGCCAGGTTGCCAGTGATGGTGAGCACGTCGCCGGTGGCGAGTGCCGAGCCACTGATCGGATAGGTCACCGTGCCGCCCGGGCTGGTGTCCTGGTTGCTGTTGAGCACCACGCTGTAGTCGGTGTCGAGCACGCGCACGGTCTCGATGCCAAGACTGTTGGCGGTCGTTACCAGGATGTCGGATTCGGCGAACACCTTGAAGGTGAACGGCCAAGCGGTTTGCGCGCCAGTTCCGAGCAGAGGCCCGGCCTTACGCGTGGTAGAGGGGATTGTCATTGTGCGGAGCTCCTGCAGACTGCCGTGATGGTAGGCGGCAGGGGCTCCGACACGGACACCTTAGTCCTTGGGTGGCGGCCCAAACAGCACGGCGGTTGCCGGGGCGTTCCCTTCGTCCCAGGCCTTCCAGCCCTTGTAGCTGCGCACCAGCTGCGTGGTCGGCAATCCCAGCGCGGTGCCCAGGAACCCGATCGTGGCGAGCACGGCGGCGTCGTCTATCTCGCCCTGCCCTGCTTGCTGCACAAGCCGCTTGCCATCGTTCACCAGCTTGCCCGCGGGCGGGCCCTGGTAGTCGAATGGCGACCACACCGCGGGCAGTTCCCGCAGGCCGACAAACATGCCGAGCAGGTACGAGGCCTGCCAGCCGGCCAGTCGCTTGGCCCACTTCTCTGGGTCGTCATCGTCGCCGCCCTTGAGCGCGTAGGTCAGCAGCGCGGGCAGGATGGCCGGGATCACGTTCAGCAGCGCCATGTCGCCGAGCCAGCCAGCCACCGCACGCGGGTTCTTGAAGTCGGTGCGAACGGTCGCCTCGATGTTGAGCTGCAGCGTGGTGTTGAAGTAGCTGTAGAACTGGGTCAGGAACGGCAGGTTGCGCTGCACGCTGGACAGGTCCTTCGTGTCGCCACCACCCTGGCTCGCCAGCACGGCCTCATCCGCCAGTGCGATCGCGGTGTCGTCATCGACCCCGCCTGCGAGCGCCTTCTCGTAGGCCCCCACCCAGGTCGGCACGTCGGCGACCATCTGCATTTTCTGCATCAGCATGAACAGGCTGGTGTCGACGATCTGCATGACCTTCGACTTGCCGTTCACGCGCTGGCTGATCTCGCGCAGTTCGCGGTTGAAGGTCTTGCCCCGCAGGCGCATGAACTCCGACTTCTCCTGAATCCAGCGGACGGTGTTCTCCATCCGCATCGCGTCCCCGCCCCACCGTGCCGCACCCTTGAGCACCGGCATCACGCCGATGCGGGCCATGCTCTGGGTCAGGCCGAAGGGCTGCATCAGGGCGGTGGTCAGGCTCGCGCCCATGATCGATCGGGTCACGTTGCTGCGCATCGCCAGCAGCAGTGTGTCGATGCTGGTCTGCTGGGCCACGTTGCCGACCGCGATAGCCTCCATCGTGTCGGTCATGGCGCGGTGGATCTCGGGGCCGTAGTGCTCGCGGATTGCGCCTGCGATGCGGGGGTCGTTCAGCAGCCGGATGGCGTCGATCGTCCACTCGTGCCAGGCCAGGTCGTGCACCACCTGGTTGACGTGCTGGGTGATCGTGCTCAGGTCCTTGCGCACCGGGCGGCCCACGACCTCCTCGACGCGGGCCTTGGTGTGGCTGCGACGGGTGGTTGGGCGCAGCACGGCGCCGCGCATGATGTCCTCGGCCATCTGCTTGGATTCGTTCTTCTGCGCCTTCAGCGAGCGGTCGCTGTCGTACTTGATCGGGTAGTAGCCACCGCGCATCTGCACCTGGGTGCCGTCGCTTGCGGTCAACATGAAGGGCTCGGCCTCGACCTTCTCCTCCACCACGCCGCTGACGCGCAGCTGCTTGGCGGCGATGTCGGGCCAGTAGCCGTCGATGTGGGCCCAGACGTCGTTGACGAACTGCAGCTCGACCGGGGTGAGTGTGGCCAGGATGGCGTTCACCTGCGCCTCGGTCCAGGCGTCGCCGTCCATGATCCGCTGGCGGTTCTGGGCGTTGCCCCAGTTCAGCGCGACCGAGAGCCGGCCAGCACGCGACAGGCTGTTGCGGATCTCGGGGATGAACAGCTTGGCGCCGCTGATCCCGCCCGGGAGCTTCTCGATGGGAGCGTAGATTTTGGCGAGCGCCTCGGTGGCCTTCTCGATGCCGACGTTCTCCTGCGTGCCGCGCTCGTTCATGGGTGCGATCAGGGCGCGGTAGAAGAACCCGTTGTCCTTGCCGTCCATCTGGTGCACCAGGCTGTTCAGTTTGCGGTGGTCGGCCCAGGCGCCCTTGAAGAACTTCTTGATCTTGCCGTCGGGCTCGAGCTGGACCGGCAGCACCGTCCCGCCGTTGGCGCGGATGGCGTCGGCGATCTCGGTGGCGATGATGCCGAACTCGCGCTTGTCCTTGGCGGCCAGCAGTCGGCTCTTCAGTCGGCCGATGTGCTCGATGTGCTTGACCGTGAGAATCAGGTCGCGCAATTCGTCGACCGTCATCTCCTTGTAGCTGGTGAGCTTGATGTTCTCCATCAGCTCTTCGGGGATGATGGGGTCGATGCCGAGCGCGTTCTGCGACTCGATCCACTTGGCCAGCGAGGCGCGGCGGTCGATCTCCTTGCCAGAGACCGACACCCGCAGGTCAACCCGCTCGAGCAGCTTGTCGATCTGGTCGGTGTACTCCGGCGGCAGGTTCTTGCGCACGCTCTCCTTGTCGAACTTCTTCAGGTACTCGATGGACTTGGCGACCTCGTTGCCAGCCTCGAGCGCAGCCTTGGCGGCGGCGTTGTTGAGCACCTGGTCCTGCTTGGCCTTGACGGCGTCCTGCGTCTTGCCAGCGGCCGTGGCCTCGAGCCAGCGCTTGCCAGCGCGTCGTTCGGCGGCGGTGTGCTGGGCGGCCAGGGCCTTGAGCTTAATCACCTTGCTGCGGCCCACCACGTTGGCGGCGAACTGCTTGGCGGCGGCCACGATCGCGTTGACCGTGATCTTGCTGCCGTTGGTGCTGGTCTTGCCGGTGTCCTGGCGCGGGTTCAGCATCTCGGCCTGGCTGCGCAGTTCGGTGGCCAGTGAGCGTGCGCGTGCTTCGTTGTGCACGGCCTCGAGCGCTGCCTGCTCAATGGCCTTCTGGTCGATCAGGTCGCCGTGCTCCTCGAGCATGCGCTGATCGGTCTTGCCTTCAATCACCTCGGCCTTGTTGCCGACGGCGGCGATCGCCTGCAGCATCTCGTCCACGCTGGTGAACCCGTAGACCTCGGCGATGGACTCCATCTGCGCGTCGGCCAGGGGGCCTTCCTTCTTCAACTTTGCCAGCGCGTCCTTCGCTGCGAACTCGGGCATCGCGTCGATCTCTGCCCGCACCTCGGCCTCCACGCCCTTGCGCAATTCAGCGGCCTGCTTCTGCAGGGCCTTGATCTCTTTGTTGAGGGCGTTGGTGGACCACTTCAGATCGCGCAGCGAGCGCGCGGTGAGCTTTTCGTTGGCCTCGGCCGTGGCGTCCTCGTCGGGCAAGAGGCCTGCAACCCCCTCGGCTTGCTTGATCTGCTCCTCGCTGGCCAGCATACGGTCGTAGAACTGCACCATCTCGGTGGGCAGCTTCTGCTCGACGTTGGGGTTGGCCTCGAAGAACGCCTTCAGCGACGTGTAGGCGTTCAGAATGAACGCCTTCAGCTTGCGCATCAGGGGCTGCAGCTCAAGGCTCGGGGCCTTACCGGTCAGCAGGTACTGCTCGTAACCCTCGGCCAACGCCTCGTGGTGTGGGCGCTTCTGGTCGAGCGACATCGCGTTCCAGGTGTCCAGATCCGCGATGCCCTGCCACTGCAGGAAGCGGTCGAGGTTGGCCATCAACCCGGCGGGCGGGTTGGGCCGTGCTGCGATGCGGGTCAGGATCTCGAGGTAGGCGTGCGCCATCTCGTGGTGCACGGTCGAGAGGTTGGCGTCTGGGTTCAGCGCCAGCTCGAACACCTTCGGGTTGAAGGTGCCGCGGGGGCCTTGGAAGAACAGGTGGCCGAACTCGTTGATCTTGGCCGCGCGGTCGTCCTCGCTGCCGGGCGTGTAGGTTCGGATGTCGGTGACACCGCGATCGTTCAACGCCTTGATGACGGCGGGGTCAACCCCCTCGGGGACCACGGCGCCCTTGAACTCGGCCAGGTCCACGTCGCGCAGGATCTTGGCCTCGAAGTATTCGGTCGGAAGATTGCGCAGGCGTGTCAGGTACTCGGCCACGCGTACTTTTGCTTCTTCGCTGGCGGGCGCGTCGCTGCGTTTGTAGTCCTTCAGCGCGCGCTCGATGGCCTTGGCTGCGCCCAGCTTCGGGGCGTCTTCCAGCACCTCGATGGCCTGGTCAAGAGACAGACCAAGCTGGTCGGCTATGCCTTCCAGTTCGGTATCCACCTCGGTCTTCACCGCCTCGAACGCGGCCTTGTCCATCAGCCGGTCCTTGGCCTTGCGAATCTGCGCGAGGCTTTTGAACTGTGGGGTGAACTTGGCGCGCAGCGAGCCAACGCCGTAGTTGAAATTCTCCCCGCCACGAAGTTCCTTTTTCAGGATCTTGACCACGTTCTCAAGCGTGTGCGGGGTGTACTTGCGGTTGCCGCTGTCGGTGAACCCCTGGAATATCTTTTCCTTGGCGCCCAGCGCCTCAAACTTCTGCGCCACGAACGCCGCAAATTGCGTATCAAGTTCGCCACGGATCTGAGTGCGCAGCGCATCGCGCGTGGCGTAGCCATCGGGTTCGGCTTCCTTGCCAACCTTTGCCATCTCATAGGCTGGGTTGCGCGAGAGCGCCATCAAGCGCGACCAGTCGTTGACCTTGGCGTCCTCGTAGTCGACCACCAAGTCGTCCAAGCCGGCGCCGATGTACGCGTCGTTCTGCTCGGCGATGACCAGCTTCTGGAACTCGTCGTTACGCATCAGGCTCTGGTGGTCGGTGTCGCCGAAGAACTTCTCGAATCCGAAGTTCTTCAGGCGCTGCAACCTTCCGGGGGTCATGCCCTCCTTGGTCTTGACGTTGGGCGTAACGCCCTGCTCGGTCAGGAACTGCCACATCACGGCGGCCGAGTTCGCCATCTCATCCGCGCCGCGCTTCTCCAGTTCATCGAGTTGGATTGTTGCGCCGGTTGCCTTCTCCCCTTCAGCGAACTGCGCCTTCAAGGTCTTGAGTTTTGCCGGCGTCAGTTCATAGGTGATCTGGGGGTAGCGCGGGCTGTAGATGTCCGCGCCGAATACCTTGCTGGCGGCATAGCCTTGTGGGTCGACCATCTCGCTGGGTGCGAGCAGTGTGATCTCACCGAAGCCGGTCAGCGGGTGGGCTTTGTTTGTTACGGCCAGCGAAGGCACGGGGATGCCGCCCATCTTCACGGCGTGCAGCAGGTTCGCAGCGGTCAGGTTGTGCTGCGCCACCAGGTCGGCGTTCTCTTGCTTCAGGATATTCGGGTCGTTCGGGTTGAACCCGCCGTTGTTGCCGATGGCGGATTTGATCTGGGCGGGGTTGAAGGCGACGTACATTGGCTTGCCCTGCACTTCCATTGCCACGCCGTCATACCCTCGTCGCTGAATCTCTGCCGCTATTGCAGCAGACTTAAACCCACCGACAGTGCTGCGAATTTCCGCCATCTCTTCAGGGTCTGTGAGCGGGTTCTTTAGCGCGAGGTAAACAGGCATGACGTTTCCGCCGCTGGTAGATCCCCCTTGGTTGCCTTGCCGCGCGTACCCTGACGCATAGGTCGACTCGCCGGAAAAGTAAAAACCTTTTCCATATAGCTGAACCCCATTTTTTGGGGCGTTGATGTCGAACGTGTCGAACGATTCGCCCGTCCCGTGGTACACGACCAGCGGCTTACCCTCAGTGTCCACCACCTTGCTATCGCCAAAGAAGTTCTGGAACTCAGGCGTGGTCGTTTGATCCACTGCGGAGTTCAGCACCGCGCCGTTGCCGGTCTTGTCGGTGAACGTGATCGGGTCCTCGGCCCAGGCCTGCTCGGGCGTGATGCCCCGCTCGCCGGCGATGGTGGTGTACATGGCCGCGAACATCGTGGCCGTGCCTTCGTTCACTTCCTTGCGAAAGCGCCCGACGGCGTTTAACTGCTCGAGCACGGTCTGCTTGACCGCGTCGTGGGATGCCTGCCAGGCCTGCTGGTCAACGGCCTGCGCGATCACGCGCTCAGACTCTTGCGCCAGGAACTCCTGCGCCTTGCTGCCTGCTTCCTTGGCTTCGGCCTGGCTCATCGCGCTCGGGTCACCGATGCGGGCGTTCTCCACCAGCATCGCCTCAAGCGGTGTGCCCGGTGCGACAGTGAGCACGTCGGACATCGGGATGCTGACCACGTCGTTGGCTGCGAGTGCGGCCTCCATCTGCGCGGCGACACCAGGCAGTTGTGCCAGCACCTCGGGCGCCAGCTGGTTCAGCACCTCGGCGTCGACGTAGACATCGGTTGGCGCGCCTTCGGTCTGCGAGGCCATGTTCTGCACCAAGGTGCGGAACTCCTCGGGGTTGCGCTCGCGCAGCTTGGAGTTGGCGGCAGCCAGCATGGCGGCCTTCAGTTGTTCGGCGCCGGTGTCGGCTTGGCCTGCGTCGTAGGCGTCGCCCATCAAGCGCTTGGTGGCAGCCTCCACGCCCTTGGCGATCACGACATTGCCGCCGGTGCCCACCATCGTGGCGATCAGCGTCTGCACGAACGCGTTGGGGCGCTCGGCGATGTAGTCGGCGAACGGCTTCTCGGGGTTGAGCACCGCCCACTCGTTCAGGTCCTGCAGCACCGTGGCGACCTGCTCGCCCGGGATCTCGAGCGCCATCTGCTTGGCCAGGGTCTTCAGGATGTTGGTGCCGGCCTTCACGTCGCCGATCAGCTGGGCCAGTGGGATCTTCTCGGTCGCGTACTCGATTGCTGCCTGGCTTGCTGCGAACGGCAGGGCCTGCGACATCGACAGGCCCTTCTCGCGTGCATCCTGGTAGGACTGGCCGCCGGTGAGGCTGACCATGCCCGCAAGCGCTGCGGGTTGACCGCCAGGCAGAAACGCGAACGGCAGCATCAAGGTGTTCTGCGTCAGGGACTGGATGCCCGACTGGAACCCGCCCGACAACATGCCGTCGGTCTTGGGCGCCGCGGCCTTGGCCGTGCTGCCTGCAGCGTCGGCCTGCATCGCAAAGCCCTCAGCCAGGCGGCGCAGCGGGTTGCCACCGATCGCGGTGACCGACTCGAGTGGGTCGAGCACGGGCGCCACGAGCTCGAGGCCAGCACGGAACACGCCGGCTGCGCCCTTGCTTGCGTTGAACACGCCCGCCTTAGCCGAGCCGCCGGTGTCGACAAAGAACTGGCCAACGGTGGCTAACACCCCGCTGTCATCGTGCCCGAGCTTGGCGAAGTCCTCCGAGCTGTAGGCCTTCTGCAGTACCGGGTTGCCGGCTACATCGCGCTGGATTTTCTGCGCCTGCGCCTGCTGCGTAATGTTAGGAATGGACTGCGCAGCAAGCGGCGGCAGGCCGAGCGACTCGGCAGCCTTGCGCTGGGTGTTGTATGTATCTGGGTTGACCGCCACGGCACTTGTCAGTTGCGCGGCCATGGCCTGCTGTCGCTTGCGCTCCTGGTCGGCCAACATATCAAACGTGCTGTCGGTCACCAGCGTGGACGTGCCGGTGGCCCGCTGACGCTCTTGGTTGGCCAGCGATTGAAAGACGTTGTCATCCATTATTCGGTTCCGATCAGTGAGGCGGCGCCTGCCGACTTCTTGGTGGCTAGGTAGCGTTTGAGGTTGATCTCGGTGGGGGCGTACAGCGGGTTCTGGCCGATGGCGTAGAGCTGCTGCATCTCAGATGCAAGCACTGGTCGCTCGGCCGCCGGCACGACGATGTTCTCGAGGTCCTTGCTGCTGAGTTGAACAACTGGCACTTGTCTTTCAGAAGAAAAGAATCCAGCGTCGACGGTGACCTTGCGTGTCATCTCTTGCACCATGAGGTCGGCCTTCTCTTGCCGTGTGAGCGTCTTCTTTCCATCGCGCTGGCGCTGGTCTATGAGGCGCTCGACACGGAATTTAAGATCGCCCAGCGCGGCCTTCTGCGCAGGAGAGCGCGTGTTGTAGGGGTCGAGCTTCAGTTGCTCGGCCACATGGTTGAACTCTTCCGTATCCATCTTCGCCTCGGCCACGGCACCCGGCTTTTGCAGTTGGTCGTAGCGGTTGAGCAGCTGCTGCGTAGCCTCGAAGCCAAACTCGGTGCGCATCGCCTGCACCTGCGCGCGGGTCTTCTTTACCAGGGTCTCTGGGTCAGTCGCCGCCAGGTATCCTTCGGCGTTGCTCAGGAGCAGGCGCTTTTCGCTGCGCTGGTCGTTGGCGAGCGCACGGGTAGCGCGTGCCGCTTCTCTGGATTCCTGGGTGGCGGCGCGGGATTCTTGCTGCGCCTCGATGCGGTCGCGCTCGACCGCCGGCAACGCGGCCCAGGCTTCAGAGCGTTTGGCTTTGGACAGTGACCCGCCAGGGGCATCCAGTACCGCGTACACCCCGTTGGTGTTTGCCGCGTTGAACTCTTTCTGGCTTTCATCCCAGGCTTGCTTGCGCTCGCGCAGTGCAGCGATGCCAGCCTTTTGCCGGGAGGGATCGTTCTTGAACTGCTCGCGGACCTGGGTCTCCATGGCCGACAGATCGACCGGGTTGTTGTAGCCGGGCTTGACCATCGCGCTCCAAATCGAACCCGCAGCGCCTTCACCGTCGGTGATCGCCGACACTTGGTTTATGCGACCACTGATCTCGTCCCATTGAGTTGGGTCGATGCCGCTCTCTTTGTGGGTGTTGAAATAGACTTCGGCGGCCTTGGGGTCGCGCTGCATCAGTTGGTTGATCTGCGTGGCGTGCGCGCCTGTGGTGACCTTCAACGCGGCTGCGTCCCCGTCCAGGCCACGGGCTTTGTAGAACGCACGGACCTGCGCAGCGGCTTGGTCAAGGATCACCGGGCCGGCGTCGGGGCCGAGCTTGATCGACTGCTTGACCAGGCCGTTAACCGAAGCACCAAGTGCGCTAGTGGCGCCGATCTCCCGTTGCTGGGTCTCGTAGTCCGAGGCCGAGCGCAAGGTGGTGTTGCGCACGGTGGCCAGGCTCTTGCCAATGGCCTGCTGCGCGCGCGGGGATAGGGTGTCGGTGTAGGTCTCTTTGGCCTTGGTCCACCACTCGTCGACCTTGGCGCGGTAGCCCTTGGCGTTGACGCCCTGGCTTGCGGTGCGGGTCTCGCTGTCCCACTTGTCGAAGTCGTCTGCGATCTTGGCTTGCGCGGTGAGGGCCTCAGTCTCCGCATCGCGTGTGACGATACGGTCCGCTACCTCGCTTGCTTGGCCAAGCCCCTGCGCAAGCGCGCGGGTGCCAGAGCTCACGTCGACGTTGTTCTGGTAGTTGGGCTGGACGACCTGGCGCGCGACTTGCGGGCCGTTGTAGGTTGGGACGATGGGCATGACTTACGTTTCCTATTTCGGATACCACTTGTCCGCGACGGTGCCAGCACCGCCGATCAGACTGCCCGCGGCCGACATGTTGCCGTTGTAGGCAGCAGCGGCACCCTGGCTGCGGAAGTCCTGCGCCTGGGATGTGCCGCGCCAGGCAGCGCCTCGCGCGTTGGTGCGCGCGGTGGCGGCGTCACTCTGTGCAAAGAAGTCGGTTTGATCTTGCAGGTCGGCGGCGGTGCCGTAGCCCAGGTCCAGGCCGTGGGCTGCGAGGCCCACGCGCTGGCTGCTCTTGAGTGCTGCGGCCTTGCGTTGGATCGCTTGCGCGTCCTCCTCGCCCTTGGCCTGCGCGTCGGTGGCTGCGTACTCGGCCATCTTGGCGTTGTTGTTGGCGATCTGCTGGGTGGCGCTCGCCTGGTCCATCGCGCTCTTGGCCGACAACGCGGTGGAGGCCAGCGCAGTGCCTGCCATAAATGTCTGCATGCCGGTCATGAGGCCGACTGCTGCAATTGGAACGCACATATTCAGGCCTTCATTTCAAAACGGTGAAAAGGCTCCCCCAGGGCGCCGAACGGGGCCGCTTCGCGCAGGGTGAACCCGATCCGGCGCAGCCAGCGCTTGCTGGTGGTGTTGTGCGTGTGGACGTGATTTACCAAGTGCGGAAAGGCCTTGAGCATCTCGGCAATGTAACGGGGGGTTGCGCGCACAAGGACACGGGCGTGGGCATCAAGCACGGGGGTGCCGAGCATCCAGGGCGAGCCGATGCCGCTCACGATCGAGATCGGTGCGCAGCCCAGGATGGCTGCGAGCTCGCCATCGATGAACGCCGTCCAGCAAAGCAAGGACTGTGCCACGCTCTGCTCGACCGCCCACTCGAGGTCGAAGTGGCCGTAAGCGTGCACCTCGGCCGCGTCACTTGCGCGCATGTTCTCGGCCAGGATCTGTGCGTCCCCGGCCTGCGTGCGCCGGATCAGGACGTCAGCCACCGTTCTGCAGTTCCAGTGTCATCGACAGCACGGTGAGCGGGACGGGTGCGTCCTGGCGGATGCACAGCGCTGCGTCCGTGTTCCAGCTCGGGTCGATCGACAGTGAGAGCTCGCCATCGCGCAGCGCGGGCGGGGAGCCGTAGGGGTCGGTGACGGCGCGGGCCGGGTACTCGCGCAGGCGATCGAACGTGGGGCCCGCTTTGAGCAGCGAGGACTGGCTCACCCGCAGGTGCACCTTGCTCACGTTCTTCATCAAGCCTTGCCCTGAAGCGCCGATAGTTTTGGAACCCTCGATCGCAAGTGGGAGCGTGCGCAGGTCGGCCACGATGTTGAGCCCGATGTGGATCTTGCTGGCCGCGGTGGTGAGCGTGATGGCGCCACCGGTGACGACCTGGGTGGGCTCCACGGCGCCGTCGGCCAGGATGTCGACCGTGCGGCCCTCGAGGTGGTAGAGCCCGCTGACCGTGGTCGTGGGCGCGCCGTCGTAGGTGAGGCCGGAGTCGACGAAGAACGCATCCTCGAGCGCGGTCAGCATGCGGGTGCGCAGGCGCTCGATGTAGCGCACGGTGCGACCGTTGACGGTGCGCAGCGCGATCGCGTAGAGCACGTCCTCGTTGCCCTCGGCCACCACGCACACCGACTCGAACGTACCGAGCGTGTCGTGCGCGTGCCAGCCGTAAACGCGCTGTTCTGGGACATACGTCATGCCGAGCAGAACGCCGTCGTTGCGCACGGCCCAGAGCGTGGGCTCAGGTGCGCGCGTGTAGGCCAGCTGACTCACGGTGAACCCGTTGAACCGGTGCGGCGCCATGATCGACACGTCGACGGACTTGTACCCGTAGTTGGCTGACTCCCCTCCATAGGCAAGCTCGCGGATGCGGGAGCCCTGCGCCTGCACGTAGAGCACGCTCCCTGAGCTCACCACCGGCTGCACGTTGGAGGCCCCGGCGTAGCCTTGGGGTTTGATGGATACCGAGCTTGGGGTGATGGCGGGCGCACCATCCGCGAACATGCGGAACTCACCACCTGCGGTGAGCGCTATCAGGTCGGACAGAGGCACCAGGTGCCGGATCTGGTTGTTCTGCGCCGAGGCGATGCGCAGCTCCAACCCATCGGCATCGCGCGAGGGCAGGCTCGAGGTGAGGTTGGATTCGGTGCCGGTGCGTGTGGCCCACACCACCTGGGGCTTGGCCGTGGTGCCTGCGAACCAGCGACGCTGCTCGTGGTAGGTGGTGGCGGTCGGGTAGTCCCCTGCCCCGCTGTTCAGATCGATGATGTCCTCGGGTGGGGACTGCTGCGTGTCGGGCAGGATGTTCTCATCCGTCGCCGAGAGGCTGGTGGTCTGGCCCATGTAGCCAAAGCCGCCGCCGCGTCGCTTGTAGACGTTGTAGCGGGAGGCGCCGGCCACCGCCACCCAGGTCACGGTGTTGTAGTTGCCTGCAATCGAGAGGTCGTTGGACACCGTGGTGCTGGTGCTGGCGAGCGACTCGGTGACGGAGTCGGAAGCGATCGTGGTGACGCAGTATTCCTGCGGGGAGGGCTTGCCGACGGTAGCGACCGTGGCCACCACGGTGGGTGCTCCAGGCGCCGTGACGGTGGGTGCGAACGACACGTCGGTGATCGTCCAGTTGGTGGCGCCCAGGCGCTTGAGCTCCCGCGCGGGGTAGCTTGGGTGCGTGATCGTGATCACGTCCGCGCTCTGCGTGAAGTGCAGGTCGAACAGGTCGGCTGCGGCGTAGGTGGTCGTGAGCGTGTAGGCACGTGCGCTGGTCGTGCCCGAAGCGGTGGTGGCCGCGCCCCACAGGTCGGTGGTGGTGAACGCGTTGGCGCCGGTGACCGTGGCCTTGTGCCAGCGCGAGCCGATGTAGACCCAGTCGCCGGTGCTGTAGCCGTGGGCTGGAGTGGTCGTGACGGTCGAGCCCACGATCGAGGCGATCGCCTTGGTCGATTCGATCAACGTGCCGCCAGCGATGTGAAAGCGCAGGTACAGGTTGCCGAACTCGAGCACGGCGGTCTGGCTGGCGCTGAACGCGAACGGCATCAGGCGCACGGCCTGGGTGCTGTCCTTGGCCTCGTTCACGAACTCGAACCCCGAACGGCGCGCGGCGGGCCCGTGCGGGAGCGTGACGAAGTTGCGGCACAAGCTCAAGCCGGTGGCGTAGGTTGTGAGGTCAAGGCGCCCGGCCAGTTCGGGGGTTATTTCCCCGGCGGCAAAGCTCTTGAGCAGCAGCTTGGTGCTCATGCCCGGGCCACCAGTTGGGAGGCCATGAACGCGTGCTCGGATTGGCTCGCGTTGGCGCTGGCGGTGGAGGAGATGTCGGCCAGGGCCATCGCGCGCTGGCGCATGGCGTCGCCCAGCTTCAGACCCTCGTTGCCCTTGACGATGGGCCCGGCGACGTAGGCTCCGAGCAGGTAGCTCAGGCTCGCGTTGAAGCTCGCAGTGAACTTGGTGGTGTCGGTGACATCGCGCACGTACACGAGCACGGCATCGGGCTTGTTGGTGTAGAGCACGTCGCCCTCAATGTCGTAGTCGGCGCCGCTCTGGTCGTTGGGGTTGAACTCGGCGTCGTCCTGGGTGAACACGGTGAGCGTGGTGCCCGCGCGCAGCACGCGCTTCGGTGCCAGGCAGTCAGAGGGTTTGGTGTAGGCGTGGGCCCAGGCGGTGCTGACGTTGGGGATCTCGGCGAGCGCCTGGCGCTTGAGCGAGAACGCCCAGTTGCCGGGCTCGAGCAGTTCGGTGCGGGCCTGGTCGTAGAACGTGGCGCAGTGGCCCGCCTCCACACTGCCGTCGGGTGGGCTGATGCTCGAGACGCGGGCGTCTGAGCCGATGTGGCTCAAGGCCATGTTGCAGATTTGCGCGACTGATGCCATGGGGTTCTCCGGTGGCGGTCAGTGTAGGTGTGGGGTGCTAGGTCACGGACACGTCAGCGCCTGCGCAGCCAGGTCAGGTTTCCGTTCGTGCCGGTGAACTCGGTGCCGGTGGGGCCGTAGACCAAACCTAAGCGCACGTCCGACGGGTCGGGGAAGATGTGGGATCGGGTGACGAGCGCGAGCGCGCCAGAGAGCGTGTACCTACCACCGGCTGCGGTGAGCTTGCGGTTGCGGTAAAGGGTGGCGCTGGCGCCGGTGAGCGCGTAGCTGCCGCCTTGGGCTGCGAGCACGCGGTTGCGCGCGAGCATGGCCTGCTGCCCGGCGAGCGCGTAGGCACCGCCCGAGGCGGTGAGGACTTTGGATTTGAGCAGCGTTGCATCTTGCCCGGCCAGGACGTAGCTGCCGCCCTGCGCGGTGAGCGCGCGGTTGCGGGCGATTGTGGCCGATTGACCGGTGAGGGCGTAGGCGCCGCCCTGCGCTGTGAGGGTGTAGGCGCCCCCGCCGCCGCCCAGAAGCGCAAGCAGCAGGGACATTTATTACTCCCAGTAGCTGTCGAACGCCGCCGTGATCGTTATGGCCCCGGTGGTTGTCACCACGCCGATATTGCGGGCGACGATTGCGACAAACTCGCCGGGACGCACCACAATCGGGTTTGCCAGTTGCAGCGTAGGCCCTACGCCTGATGTGCCCAAAGTGCCGACGGCAGCGGTGGCCGCATACGACTCCATGCCGATAGGTACGATGCGCGGTGCGTGGGTGGTTGCCGTAACGAATGAGCCCGTCTCAGCCGTAGCCAAGCTGACGTTGGTGTGACCGAAGGCCACCGCGTAGGCGTAGACCACCGGCCCACCGGCAAGGATGACCGACACAGCGCCTTGAACCTTGACGCCACGGATCACCAGATTGCGCCCGGTGATGTTGATCGTGGGGGCCGGGTTCTGGTAGGAGAACACGATGCCATCAGAGGCTGCGGCCAGCGTTGGCAGGACCGCTGCGATACCGCCCAGGCCCGTGAACGCGGCGGTAGTGTTGGTGAGCACCACCGCAGTCGGTGCGGTGTTGTTGGCCCAAATCGTGGTCTTGCCCTGGGTGTGGCCGTTCTGGCCGACGAAGCCAGACTTGCCAGCCAATGAACGCGCGACGCCCCAGTCCTTGTTGGTCTGGATGTCGATCTGCGAACAAGTCACATCAGACACGCGCATGGTGTTGGTGTTCGAGACCGTGCCCGTGCAGAGCTTCTGGAGGAACACAGGCAGCGCGCCTTGCAGGTAGGGCTGGGAGGTTGACAGTGGGATCGTCACCTCGCCCAGCAGAACATCCTCTTTCCACACTTCGACTTCAGAGTTGCCGATGACGAGGCAGTAGTGGTACAGGCTGCCGACTGCGAGCGCGGAGTTCAGTTCCAGCACGCCAGACTGCGTGGTGGTGCCGTTGTAGCGCAGCACAAGAATCGTGCCGGCTGCGGTGAACTGGAGCCACAAGCCGTCTGTCGGCTCCGTGCCTGCAACGCTTACGTTGCCGATACCAGCCAAGAAGACCTCGTTGGCCACAAGGGCTGCGGTGAATTGACCGACGTGGAACTCGACGGCAAGACCGGACGCGCCGAACAGCGGCATGTACTGGAAGCTGCGCATGAATGCGCCATGGGTCGCAGCAGTGCCCTGCACCGTGCCGAAGTTCAGTGTGCCGGCGCCGGGCATCGTGGCCGTGAGCGTGGCCGCGGCATAGGCCCACTTGGTCGTGTTCTGCGTCAGGCCGTTAAATGTATCGTCCAGGATGATCGTGTCCATACCAACGCGCAGACGGTAATCGCTGCTGGTCTCGGGGGACTTTAGGTACGGCGTGCCGGTCACTACGCCGGGGTCATTCTCGGAGAACATGCGCACAGCGCCCACACCGGCGGGGGCCGCAGCGGCATCACCGGTGAATACGGGAACACCGTTGGCGGTGGTGGCAATCGAGGTGCCGTCTTTTCCGATCAGGGAAGCGCTCATGATTTTCCTTTAATTCCAGACCCAGCCGATGTTGAAAACACCATGTGCTACGCCTGTCTTGCAGTTGACGGTGATGGTGAAGCCCGTGCCAGCCACGACGCTTCCTGCGGTTACTTGGAGGTCGTCAAACCAGTGGTTGTCGGCCGTGTTGTTGCTGGTGTTGGTGGGGAACAGCCATGCTTCGCACAGGCTCCCAACCAGGATGCCGGTCTGGCCTGTGACATCCACTTGGACGCTGGTCTCCCGAGCGCCGAAGTCAACGGTGGTGGTTCCCGAAGCGGACATGGCTTAGGTGATCTTGAACACGCCGACGGTGGCGGTCTGGTCGAGGTCGACCGTGACGGTCTCATCCGCGGCGACAACCTGCGAGCTGCCGTAATCCCAGTAGCCCACCACGATGTTGTTGGTCTTGTTCACGAGCAGCGCGTAGCGGAACGTGAACCCGGCGCCGGAGCCCGTCCACACGGCGGGGTCGGCCAGCACCAGCACGAAGTCCGAGGCGTTCATGCCAGACGAGGTCGTGCTGACGTTGGCGCCGCCTGCGGTGTAGCCACCCCCGGTGGCCAGATCCGTGGTGCCCGAGGTGAACACCTTGGACGCAGGGGTCGATGCGGACAAGGCGATGGCCCACTGGTCCGTTCCTGCGTTGATGCCTTCCGCGAGATCTTCATTCGCAGTGGTGACTTTCACATAGGAAGCGGTGGGCATTGCGGGTCCTTAAATTGACTTGCGGCCCGACATCACCACCTTGAGTGCGGTCGTGCCGTCGCCGCCGAATACGCGGGGCTTGATGTAGATGGGGAGCTCGACGATCTGTTGCAGCTTGCCTTCGGTAAGCGTCATCGCTGCGCCCGAGGTGTCGTGCAGTGCGTGATAGGTCACGCCGTCGTTGCTGCCGCCGATGGTGACGCTGGCGCCACCGAACACACCGGCCACCTGGATGGTCCGATCGGAATAGACAGCGAGCCGTACAGGCTCGCCGTCGTCATCCGCCAACATGTTGTCCCAGGTCGTGACCGCCACGTCTCGAGAGGTCTCGAACGGAAAGGTCGTGAGTGGGACAACCGTCGGCATCGCTTAGGCCAAGACGTCGGTGAACTTCTTGGCCTCGGCGTGGCCCAGTTCCGACAGGGCTTTTGGCTCCTGCTTCTCTGGTTTGGCCTTGGCCTTGGAGGCCTCGACCGACGCGACGGGCGCGAACCACGAGCCCTTGGTCCCTTGCGGGATGTCGAGCTCGTCGCCCACGCGCACGCGGCGCCCGTTGTAAAACGCTACTTTGATGGCAACGATTTTCACGGGCTAGACCTTAGAGCTGCCAGGGCGCATCAAACGACTTCTGGGTCACCGGGGTGGGTGTCAGGAAGCAGTTCACCTTGCCGGTGGTGGTCGTGGTCGTGGCGGTCGTGCACAAGATGCCGAGGTAGCGCTCGTACTGACCCTTGGGCAGTTCGACCTGCATCAGCGTCTTGCCCGCGGCCAGCAGGGGCTGGACCGTGGTGGCGCCGGTCACGAAGATCGGCGAGGCGACGTGGGTCGTACAAGCCGACACCACACCGGCGCCCAGGGTAGCCAGCGCGTCGGAGACCAGGAAGAACTGCACCGTGCCGGCGGCGGCGGCGGTGGCAATTTCCGTGTCCACGGTGATAACCGCGTACAGGTCATCGACGTCGTTGACGCCGTCGTTGCCCAGGTCAATCACGTCACCGATCAATGCGGTGCCTGCAGCAGCTGCCACCGAGGTGGCGTCTGCGAATTCATTGCGTTCGTCGAGAATCATTTTGATGTCCTTTCAGTGTTCAGGAATGGGCTTAGACCACGCGGGTCTCGGTGCTGATCAGCGCGTCGGTGCGACGGACAGGGATGTCGTCGAACGTCATCACGCGCTTGCCCGAAACGGTTTCCCAGTTCAGGTTGGTGGACACCTTTTCCAGGATGCCCAGGCGCAGCTTCTCGCGCAGGGTGCGGTTCATGTAGAAGCACGCGCGGCCCTTGCCCAGCTGGGGAATGCGCTCGCTTGCCTGAATCATCCAGGTGATCAGGTTCTTGGTGTTGGCCAAGGTGTTCAGGTCCGACACGTCGATGTTGGCGATGCGCACGAAGTAGCGCCAGTCGCGGATCGTGAGACCCGAGTCCATGCGGTAGTGGGTGCGGTAGCCTTCCATGCGACCGCCAGCGCCATCGATGTTCTCGATCGTGACCTGACCCTTGTCGGTCATCTGCAGGCCGGCCTGGCTGCCCTTCGGGTAAATGCCGAAGCCCGTCTGGGGGCCCCACACGCACAGCCAGATCGAGGTCAGGTCGCCACCGGAACCACTGAAGCCATCGATGATGTTGTCGGCGTTCTGTGCAGACAGCGAGTTGTAGCGCGGGGCCAGGCCGGTGAAGGCTTCGGGCTCAGTGCCTTCATTGCCGTAGAACAGCGTCTGTGCGTGCTCCTGGGCCATGCCCTCGATGTGGGCTGCGTCTTCCGACAGGCGGAACGCGGCGCTGTTGCCGTTCAGGTCGGCGAGCGCCTTGTCGACTTCAGCGTAGGCTTCCAACATACCGCACGAGTCAGTGACCTGCGCGGTGGTGGACTTGCCGGGCTGCACGCCGCCGTACAGCTTGCGCCAGGTGGGAGTGGGCAGACCGGTGCGCACGGTCGTCTTGTGACCGGTGGCCAGGTTGCCTTCGAGGAACGTCATGTCCTCGAGGATGGGGTTCTGTGCGGCCATCAGTTCGACGATGCTGTCGATCTTGCCGTTGGGGTCCAGACGCTTGGATACGTCCAAGAGGGTGGGGTGGGTTGTTGCGAGAGTGGTCATTTGGGATTACCTTTCAACTTAATTCATGGATGGGAACATGCGCTTTGCCATATCGGTCTCGGGGCCTTTGGCTCCCCCGGTCACGAAACGGTCTTCGCTGATTGCCTTGCCGATCTTGTAGAACGCCTTGATCACCTCGGGGTGGTTTCCAAACCCCGTTGCGTTCAACACATCCTTCAGTTCGGGCGTACCGAACGCATCGAGTGCCTTGCGCGCCACTCCCAGGTTCTCTGCGAGCTTGTCGCCTCCGATCTCTTTGTCGGACTTGACGGCCTCGGTCCAGGTCTCGACCAGCTTGGTGTGCGCTTCGGTCTGGCGCTGGGCCATCTTGGCTCCAACGTCTGCAACCTTTTGCGCAGTGGCCTGGTCGAGCTTGAGCTCCTTGGCGATCGCGGTGAACTCATCGGCAGCTGTCTTGTCCAGCTGCACACCCTCGGGCATGGCGAACTCGTAGGACTCGGGGGCCACAGCCTCGGGGGCTTTGGTCTCAGGGGCCTGCGTGCTCGTGTCGCTCGGTGGCGTCGTCACGGTGGTATCAGCAGTGTTTTGCGTTGTCCCAGCGTCAGTGGTAGTTGTGCTGGTATCCGCGGTCGTATCAGTCGTCATTTTTGGCCTTAAATTCCTTCAGGACTTTCAGGTACCCATCGGCCGACGCCTCAAGCAGTTCGCCCGTCAGGAAGAGCCCCATGTGTCTGCGTCCCTCGCTGAAGGCCATCACGGACCCTGAGTGGTTGAAGGAGCTGCGAAACACACCGGCTTCATCGAGCAAGCGGCTCACGATACGGCGGCCCTGTGGGTGGCCCAGCAGCCAACGAAGATCGTCGAGTTCTTTGCGTCGGCTTTCGCGTACCCCAGCCTCATCGGCTTCGGCATCGCGCTCCTGGCGCTTCAGGTCTGTTGGATCGTTGTTAGTTGCCACGCGCGCATCGTATTGCGCGCTGACTGTTTCACGGACACGCTAAAGAAAAAGCCCGCGCTGGGCGGGCTATCCTCGTGCTGAGGGGTGTTCAGTGCTAATCGGGGGATTGGGTTTTTGCTTCAGCTTCAATGGACGCTCTGACAACATCATCCAAATCCACCACGCCGTTGTCGGTTGCGCGGTAGAAGAAGCAAGCACCTAAGATTGCTTTGGCATGGTGGTCGCGCAAGTGGCGGTACTTCGCTGCATCGCTGATGATCTGCTGCGTCTCCGTGTGCACGTTGCGAATGGGGCTTACATGCTTGATAAATCCCTGCTCGTCAGCGGTCAGGTTCGCAGACAAGTTGGCAATGCTTAGTTGCTGCCTGGCTACATCCGCATCCCGCACCAGCGCTTCGATGGCCTCACCTAAGCAGTGCCTGAACATGTCTTGCGCTTGCTGGTGGTGGAGCAGATTCGTACCAGTAGGCCAGCTTCCACTTACTTGCGCAATGGCCTTAGCGCGGTCAAAACTGATGTAGCAATCGGGGTAAAAATCGTTCGGCAACTTCCAGCCCATGAGCTTGTCGGCTGCGTCTTTGATGATTTCTTCAGTGGTCATGTCTTAAAGCTTTCGTGCTGAGAAGGTAGCTATTTGGCGTAAGCGTCAAAAAACGCCGTGATCTGTGACAGGAACGGGCTTATCGCAAAAGAGTGACCGCCTGTTGTCAGCGTGGAAGTCACAACCGGGCAAACACCTTGCATCTTTGGAATGAGCGCCAGAGCATTTGCAGATGGCGTAACCGACACATCATCGGTAGGGGTGATGAACAGCATGGGCAGTTGCCGGAAGCTGTACTCTGGCAACAGGTTCGGGTCTTTGCCAGCGGTCTGCGTGGCGTAGTTGCCGCCGCTGATCCCGTAAGCGGAGGTTATGACGCCAGTGAACAGCGCGTTCGCGTAGTTCTCAGCCAAATTGGTGGTTGCGCTTGTTCCGACCCATGCAACGACGCCCGGAATCTTGTTCGCAGCCAGTGCATTCAGGCTTTCAATGCCGCCCATGCTGTTGGCAAACATGGCAACCGGCCCAATGGCGTAGTTGTCGCGCAGGAACTTGTATGCTGCGTAATAGGCATCCGTTGATGCTGCGTTACCCCATGTGGTTTTTGAGGCATTGAGGGCACAGGACAACACGATGTAGCCAGCGTTCACACACGCACGCTGGAGCGCCGAATAGTTGCCGTTGCTGATGAATGCCGTTTCGTCGGTGCCATTGCCGTGGAAGCACATCACCACTGGCGTCGGCTTGCGGGAGTCGTATGCAGCGGGGAGGAACACCATCCAGCTTTGTGTGCCATCACCAGACCAGTGGATTGTCTTGGCAGCGCCTTCGCTGAAGGTGCGCGGGGCGATGGTTTGCAGCCCTTTGCGAGCCGAGCACAAGCCAACGGATTGACCCGTCAAAGCCCTTGCGTCAGAGTTGAACAAGTACAGGTTGTTGACAGCGAACCCGGCACGGAGTCGGCGGCAGTACAACTCATTCGTTCCATCCGTCTTGCAGGCGACCACAGAAATATAGGTCTGATCGACAGTGACAGTTACGATGTATGAACCGGCAGTAACAGCTTGTCCGGTAAGGGCAGTGGTCGCGCCGCTATCCATGCTCAACAAAGTCCCGACCACACCGCCACTGGTGTAAAGACCAAACGCATTTGCGCCAGCGGCTGCTGGTGCTGCACCAGCGGCATCCTTTGACACCCCGATAATCACGCCGCCACCTGCGGAACCCGCTGGTATGGTCAACGCAAATACAGCCCGCAAGTTTTCATTAGCAGCCATGGCGAATGAATGGTTTTGACCTGACCCGCCGCCCTGAGTTGCGCCTGCAAATAGAGCGCCACCACTTACCTGACAAGGGTTTGCGCCCTGCGCCCAATTTGCCGAAGCGCTGGCCCATGCTTCAGTGAAGATGGTTGATGCTGTGTCCTCGTAACCAGCGCGGGACGATGCTACCGATGCGCTTTGCTCGGTCACTGCTTTGGCCTGCAAGCCGTAGAGGTTCGCCAGTGTCCCAGCAATGGCTGTTTGTGCTGCGGTTTGGGTGGATACGCCTAGCCCCCCGGTGAGGGGATCGGTTGCGTAGACAGGCACGCTGAACTCTTTACCGTCGCGTGCACGACGCACACCGCTCGGGTCGCCCGTGGTCTCGTTCTCGAGCCACTGAAATCCGCCGGATACTTTGCTCATGGGGTGTCCTTAAATCTGTGAGGCCGAGGGCGTGCCGTAGCCCATCAGGCCGTTCATAACGTCCTGCACGCCCTGCGTGTTGATCTCGCCCGCGGTCTTAGCGGTCTCGACCATCTGAGGCGCGGCAGCAGCCGCTTGCGCAGCCTGGGCCGCTTGGGCTGCAGCGGCGCGCTTCTCGGCCACGATGTTGTCGGGCACGATGATCTTGGGGTTAACCCCGTACATGTCGCCGTAGTCGTCGACCACCTGGTCGAAGTCGATCTTGTCGAGCACGCCCGGGTTGATGGCGGCGAGGTTGCTCACGGTGCCTAGCAGTCGGTCCACGCCCTGGGCTGCGACCGCACGCTGTGCCTGCGCCAGCACAGAGATGAACTCGACCTTGAGCTCCATGCCTTGGAGCTCCTGCGGGGGCTCGGGCAGGATGCCGGCCTTGCTGGCGTAGTCGAACGCGGTGTCGATCATCGGGCTCAGGAGCTCGTTCTGCAGGCGCTCGAGCACGGGGCCGAGCATCAGCAGCTTCTCTTCGTGGCGCTCGGCCACCTCGGTGGCAGTGATGCCAGAGCGTGTGTCGTTGGCCAGCATCATGAACAGATCCGCGTAGTAGCTCGAGCGGATGCGATCGCGCACGTCCTGGATGTCACCCAGTAGGTGCTGCAGGTTGATATTCACGTCGAACGCGGACTTGATCGCGTTGCCCTGCCCCACGCTGTCGACGTAGAACACACCACCCGGCAGTCGTGCGCGGGAGGCTTCCTTGTACTTGGTGGGCACCTGGATCGGGGGGTTGACCATGTAGTCAATCGCCTGGCCCTTGCGCAGCTGCTGGTGCTGCAATTGCTTCACGTCGCCCAGGCACTCCATGCCGGGGCTGGTGCCGTAGATGTCGTTGCCAGTCACGACCCAGCGCGGAGTGAGCGCGGGGAACTTGTCGAAGCCCGACTCGCTCAGGTACTTGTCGAACTGGTCCTTGCCGGGCTCGATGTAGCACGATGCGAAGCGCTTGTTCTTGCCATCGATCTTGCCATACTCACGCTCGCGGCGGGGCTCGATCATGTGCACCACGTCCACCCAGGCGTCGAGCTGGTGGCGCTGGAACAGGTTGAGCACGGTCGCGCTCACGTTCTCCTTGCCGAACTGCTCGACCATCTGGCCGACGGTCATCTGGAATTCTCTGCAGAGTGTGTCGACCTCGCCCTTGTAGTTCGTGCTCAGCGCGTACTCGCCGATGGTCAGCGGGTAGTGGTGGACCACGTTGTCGAAGTCAGGCAGCACGATGGTGGCCGCGGTGCCGAACAGGCCGAGCTCCTCGTAGAGCGTGTGCAGGCTGCGGTAGGTGTTGGAGCTTGCGAAGATGTTGCGCAGCACGCGTGCGCTGTCGTGCAGGTAGCTCTTGACGGCGCCCGACTCCATCAGGTCCTGGTCCTGGATCTCCAGGCGGAACCAGGGGCGTGCGGGGCTGGTCATGCCCGACATCATGCCGGCGGCCAGTGTGCGCGAGCCGAACACGGCCGCGTTGTCCAGGATGCTGTTGGCGCGCTTGTCGCCCTTGTTGCGATCGGTGACCACAAACCGCCCAGCGCGGGGCTGCTGGTACTCGCTGATGTCACGCCAGTGGCTGACCCAGCTCGAGCGCTCCGTCCACAGCGCACCCTTGCGGGCGAGCATGCGCTGGCGTTTGTTGATCGGCTCGTCCATTAGCCGCCCAGGAGCGAGGTCTTGCCAGTGGCGGCGTTGGCGATGCCACTGGGGCCGGTGAGCAGTGAGCCACCGCCCATGGCGCTCGAGGCGCGGTTCTTCTTCATGGCGTCCACCGCGACGGCCACGTCAGGCTGCTTGACGGCCTGGGGCGGAGGCGGAGGTGCTGGAATACTGGGTGAGCTCATGCACATGGTCGTGTCCTCAAGGGTTCGCGGCATTGTGCAAGGCGGCGCGGGTTACACGGACACACTCACCTGCGGGCGTAGGGGTCGTAGCTCAGTGCCGGGCTCTCGGGCTCGGCCAGTGCACGGATGGCGCGCACCTTGGGCACATCGATCAGCGCCAGCATGATGGCGGTGGCACGGTCAGGGCTGCGGCCCACGCGGTCCACGATGTCCTGGCGCCCTTCGACCTTGATGGTCAGGCCCGACATCTCCCAGCGTGGGGCGCACAGCTCGGCCAGCAGGTCCTTGTCGTTGGGCAGTGCGATGCCGTTGTCGCTGGTGGGCTCGAGCGCCTCGCGCATCTGCCACCACAGCTGGCTGCGCAGGTTCATGAAGCTCAGGCGCCCTGAGCGGTCAAGGCTTGTGGCGCGCTCGCTCACGTTCACGCCGTACACGTCCTGGCCAGCGTTGAGCAGCACGTCATAAGGGCTCGCACCCACCCCGATCACATCCAGGTGGATGGGTGCATAGTCGCGCCGCTCGCCGATCACCAGGCCCGCCACCACGTTGCCGTTGGGGGTCTCCGCACCGGGGTGCATGTGCAACTCGTCAAACCACAGGTCGGTGGTCGGTGTCTTGTGGCGCGTGGCAATGACCGTCTGGTCACGTCCACCGCGGGCCACGTCCACACCCATGGCCATCATCTCACCGCGTGGCGTGCGTGGCTTCCAGCGGGCCATGGCGGCCTCAACCCAGGCCGTTGGGATCACCTGCCAGGGGTCGTCCTCCATGCCGGCCTCGAAGTTGCCGTTGAGCATCTGGCTGCGCAGGGGCTCGGGCAGGGCCTGCAGCTGGGCCATGTAGCCCGTGCTGATCAGGAAGCTGTTGTCGGTGATCTTGGAGGGGATGAACGTGCGCGACTCAGGCTCGATGATCTCGGTCGGTTTGTAGTCGTCGGGGTTGAAGTCGTAGACCCGCTCCCGATCGACCAGCACGAACGAGCGGCTGTCATCGTCCGGGATCCAGATGTCCTTGTTGACCGCGGGGTCCATGTAGCAGTAGCGGATCTTGCCCGGGTCCGTGGGGTAGAGCGGGTTGCGCCTGTCAATCCACGGGCCAAAGAACTCCACCACCCACCGGCCCTCAGCGCTGGTCGGGGGGTTGAACGTCATCAGCACCTTAGACGGCACGCCGGTCTTGGCGGTTCGCACCCAGCCCTTCATGAAGCGCACCTGGCTCTCCAGGAAGTTGGCGGCCTCGTCGAGCACCAGCAGATCCTTGCCACGGCCTTGGTACTTTTTTTCGTCCCCTGAGTTGGGCGCGCTGTTGAACTCGATCTTGAGGCCGATGGTGTCGTCCCGGTACACGGCGGGCTTGCCGGTCAGGTTCTGCCGCTTGTCCTGCCCCACGATCTCAGCCAGTCGGTCGGTGATGCCCACGAGCTCGGGGCCCTCGCGGCGGAACATCTGCACCTGCTTGTGCTTGGTGAGCGCCAGGCCAATGGCCAGGTCGGTCTTGCCGCCGCCGGCAGCGCCCCCAAAGCCCACCACCTTGGCGGTTGACGCATACGCCATGGACTGCGGGCCAGGCAGTGGGCGCCAGGTGTGTGCCTGGATGTCTGCAGCGATCAAGGCGGCCAGTTCGTCACGCTCGGCAGGGGTGAGGTAGCGCTCGAGGTCGCGCGCCTGCTGTGGCGTCATAGCGCCAGCAGCACAAGCCACACGAACGCCCAGCACAGGGCCATGCACAGCAGGAGCTCGAGGTCCTGGTTCATGCCAGATCCCCGAAGCTGTCGGCGTCATCCTTGCGTGCCTGGGCCATGGCCAGCAGCTGCGCCACGCGCGCGCTGCGGGTGGCCTCGTCCACTTGCAGGCTGCCATCGGTGTTGGTGACGTCAAGGCCCTGCTTCAAGCCGTAGCGCTTGGGCGCCATGCGCTCGGCCAGCCAGCGCCGCGTCTCGATGCGCAGCTTGCTGTGCGCAACGTGGCCTGTGTCAACACCACCGAACTGGTTCAGGGCTGGCGCCCCGTCTGCGATGTCCAGTGTGTCCTCGACCAGGGCATCAATCCCCTCGTCCTTAGCTCGCGCGTATTCGAGAGCAAAGCCATCACGATCAGCCACAACCCACTTGATCACGGTCTCGCGCGCTATGCCAATTTCCTTGGTTGTGCGCAGCAAGCTGCCTGTCACACGCAGCGACTCCAGAACGCGCTGCGCCAGTTCAGGTGTGTAAATCTCTTTGCCCATGTGAATCACTTTAGCGCCGTGCTAACCGCTCACGGACACGCGCACCAGGCGCGCTGCCGACTGGTTGCGGTTGCGTCCAGTGCAGATCCAACGAGCGCACGACTTGCTGACCTCAAACTTCTGCGCCAGCCAGGCATAGCTGTAGCCCTCGTCACGCAGGTCCAGCAGCACCGCCACCTCTTCATCGGTCAGCTTGGCGCCTGGATGCTCCTGTCCTATTCGGTGACCCCGATCGTTGATTGCTACCAGTTTCTGCATGATTTGCCTTTCGTGCGATTTATTACCCGTTCCCGTGGCTGTCCTGTCTGTCCTGCCAAAACATGCGTTTTTACTATTACCTCTCTAGAGAATTCTTTCTTAGAACCGATAACAGGAAAACAGCATAAATAACAGGACAGACAGGACACTTTAGGACTCCAGAAGCCTCAAACCCGCAAGCGTCACCACTTCCCTGCGTTTTCCTGCAGATCCAATCTGCTTTTTGTTGCGCTTTTGAAAATATGGAGCAATCCGCTCGAGCTCCTGAACGAGTCGAGTTTTGCTTAAAGCGTGGAATCCCCCCTCGCCACACCACGCGCGATAGGCCTCGTACACCCCGCCAAAGTCGCCCCCGAGGGGCGCTTCAAACTCCTTGCCAAGCTCACAACACTCGCGCACAAACTGCCCCACGCGGTCCTGCTCGGCCTGGTAGTCCTTGGACGCGGCCATGACGGCATCAGGCGCCTGCAGCCCGTCCTGGAACCACACCCGGGCGCCCTCCACCACCCAGGTCAGCACGCCCTGGATCTCGCCCTTCAGGCGCTCGGCGATGCGGGTGTCCTTGATGAAGTGAGCGCGGCCTGCGTTGACCTCCTCCGCCGACGCAAAGCGCGCCAGGTAGGGAACGAGCAGCACGCGGCGCCAGATGCCGTTGTCCTGCCCCTTGATGATGGGTTTGTAGTTGGTCAGCAGCTGCAGCTTGTGGGTGGGGTCGAACTCAAAGAAGTCACCACGCATGAACCGTGCCTTGACCTTGTCGCTGCCGGTGAGGTGTTTTACGGTGTCTTCCTTGAGGTGCCCGCCCTCTCCGGTCTCGTGCGAGGTCACCATGCGCCGGCCAAACAGGTCGGCCACCTCGGTGGGGTGGCGGTCGCGCCCGTTGCCCACCAGCAGGCCTGGCGCACCGGTGGCTGCGTAGTCGCCCAGCACCTCGGCCACGGTGTCCAGGATCGTGCTCTTGCCGTTGGAGCCCTGCCCGTAGTGCACGACGAACCCCTGCTCGCGCGTGCTGCCTGTGGCGCAGTACCCAAACCAGCGTTGCAGGAACCTGGCCAGCGGGCGGGTAGTCATGCCCTCCTCGAGCGTCACGCGTGCGATCACGTTCTCCCAGGCTGCGCTGCGCGCCTCTGGGTCGTACTCGAGCGCGATCAGCTTGGTGATGAAGTCGTCGGGATTGTGCGGGCCGATGGCGCCGGTGCGCAGATCCACCGTGCCGTTGATGCAGTTGAGCAGCCACGGGTTGCGATCGATCTGGTTCTCGTTGACGGTCAGCATCTTCTTGGCCAGCCCCACGGCCGCCTCGATCGCTGACTTCATCTCGCTCTTGGCGGCCCACTTGGCCAGCGCGTCGGTGATCTTGCCGTTGCGCTCGCTCTCCTCGGCCGCGGTGGTCTTCTTTGCGCGCCAGGCATCCGCCTCGGCGTGGATCAGCTTGGAGAGCCGGCACGCGTAGCGGTACACCTCCCCATCGTCCTTCTCCCAGCGCATGCCCGTCCACGCGTACCACTGGCCCGCCACCACGATCAAGCGCTTGCCATACTTCGTCACGATGCGCCCCGCGTTGGCTTGGTCGGTCGTGAGATGGTGCGCCTCGGGTATGCCCTTGCGCTGCGGCTGCGAGCTGGCGTCGTCACCCGGCACGGGCGCCTTGGTCTCGTCTTGGAAGTCGTCGATCACCTCGTTGACGCCCAGGCGCGACAGGAACTGGCCACGACCTCGGCCCACGCAGCCGTCGTGCAGGCACTTGAAGTTGCCCTGGGCGTAGCCGCCGGTGTTGGGTGGGTAGTACATGGTGGAGCTCTCGGCGCCCTCGCCCGTGCCGTGCTCATCCACGAACGGGCACACCACGTTCAGGCCGCCGTCGCGCCCCTGGCCGCGCACAAGTCCCTGGTCGTAGAGCGCCTGAGCGATCGGGTCTTCAGTGGCCACGTTGAGCAGCCGCTGCCCGCGGCCTCCTGCGTGGCTCTGGGCTTCAGCCAGCACCGTGGCGTCGATCTCGAGCACCACCTCATCGCCGAACAGCCCGCCCACGAAGCCCGAGCGTGTGGGGTACGGATCGAGCTGCCCCTCCTCGAACACAGGCAACGCTGTGTAGTGCACCTGCACCGGGTTGAACAGCGCCAGGTCAGCCTTCAACCCCGTGGCCTTGGCCCAGGTCTTGAGCTGCGCCGAGGTGAGCGCCGTATCCAGCCAGAACCACAGGTGAGCGCGCAGTTCGGTGCCCTTGGTTGGGTGGCCCGCGCTGTTGGAGAGTTGCCAGTGGTAACCCGCTCCGTGGAAGGCCTCGGGCAGCATGCTGAACACGAACTCGTCGATCGCCATGAGCGGATCGGTCAGCGCGTCAGCGGTGAGCGGCTCGAACTTGTCGATGTCGATCAGCACCGTGTGTAGTGGCTGGTCGTCGAAGTAGTCAAGAGCTCGGCGCACCTTGCCGGCCTGGAACTCAGGGTCGCGCTGCTGCGCGAGCTCGGGGCCCGCGTACTTGCCACGAATCACGCATGCCTTGGGGTGCGCTTCAATCTTCGTGAGCAGGGCAGACAGTTCGGTGAGGTTGTGGACTTGCTTCTCGACCAGTTTGAAGAACTTGGCGTCGCCGTAGGCACTCATCGTGCCGTCTGCTTTCCATGTCTTGGCCAGTAGGCTGGTCGTGTGGTGCAGTGTGCTGATGGTGTCGGTCATTTAGCGTCCCCGATCAGCTCCCATGCTGCCTCGAAGTACGCAAGCCTCACGCCAGGGGCGTTGCGCATCCTGTGCAAGGTGTTGACTAGTTCTTTGTCGGGGTGAGAGTTGAGCAGTACGTGCAAGAGTTTGAAGAACTCAAGCGTTTGCTTGTCTGTCTCAGGCATGTGTGGCATTTGGCGCTTTCAAAAAGAAAGCCAGGTGAGGAGGTCGCATTCAGCGCCAACCGACCCGAACCTAAATACGGGAGCGACCCCCTCACCTGGCTTTTCTAGGTTTATCTGTCTGGTTGGCCCCCAGACTTTAGCACACCGTAAACCCTACACCACCCTGCCCCACCGGCGCAGCCACATTCCGGTGAACTCGACCTCGCCGCGCTGGCGGGCCAGGACCGTGTATTCGCACACCCAGGTGGCGCGCTCCCTGCGCACCAGCAGCAGCACGTTGCCACTGGGCAGCATCACCCGCATGCCGATGTGCAGGGTCGTGATCATTCTGAGTCGCGCCCCGCCGACATCAGCGCCGAGGTGAAGAAGCCCAGGAAGAACCCGAGCCAAATACCGAAAAGCATGGTCATACGTCGAGCTCCATCTGGCGACTATCAACGATCGGGAAATCCGAGACCACGGCGCGCTGGCCCAGGCACTTGGCAGCGTACTGGCATGCACGGCAGGCCTCGCACAGATCCGTGCGGTAGACCTTGGGCAAGCGGCCCTTGCTGTGCTTGTGCATCTCCGCCGCGGCGCCCTCGATCTTGCCGGCCATCACGGCGCTGGCCTGGCGGTGGCCGCCGGCCAGCTGGTAGAGGTGCGCGCGGGAGGTCCCGGCTTTCTGCGCGAGGAGGGCCTGCTCGTCGGGCGTGGCCGCCGACATCCAGACCTGCATAGGGTGTAGGGTTTTCATGCGCAGTAGTTTAGCAGAGCGTAAGGCCATTGCACACCACGCTAAGGTTTGGTAGCGTTATTGGATGCAATCCTCTGTGTATGAGACGCGCCGGGAGAACCTGCGCAAAATCCAGGTCGAGTGGGGTGGACCCACGTCGATGGCGAAGAAGCTCGGCCACAGCAATGGCTCCTACCTGGCCCAGCTCATCGGCCCCCACCCCAGCCGTGAGATCTCCGAGAAGGTCGCGCGCGAGATCGAGGCCAAGCTCTCACTGCCATTAGGTTGGCTCGATACGCCCCGCGGTGAACAGGCCCGCAAGATCGACGACGACACCCTGGGCGAGTGCGCGGGGGCTGTGGCCGCTGCTGTTCGCGACGCAGGTCTCAAACCCGCCCCCAAAGTGTTCGGCGAACTGGTTACTCTGGCCTATGAGCACACCAAGCTCACGGGCAGAGTAGACGAGCCCTTCATCCAACGACTTGTGAGGCTTTTGAAATGATGGAACAGCAGCTGAAGCAACGGATCGCTTACCTCGTAGAGCATGGTGGGATCGTCGACGACCCGCTAGATGAGCTGCACCGCAAGGTGCGGGTGCTGACCTGGATGGTGAGCGTGGCGCTCACCCTGGATGTGGCGCAGCTGCTGGCACGTTTGATGGTGTAAACAATGATGGGGGAATTAAAGACCCGGCTTTTTAGTCGGGTTTTTATTGCGTCATTGTTTTAGCATGTGCTACAATTCAATCACACCAACCGAAAGGAACCGCATGAAAAAGTAAACCCCACCGCAAAGCCCTGGTGTCCACTTTAGGTGTGTCACGTTGAGCAGGGCTTTCCAGTGTGATTAACAACCCTGAAAGCAGAAAATGAACTACCGCCGCCGCCGCGACGACCCCGTCGTCATCCACGACTCGCCCAGCTACCAGCTCATGGCCACCATGGACGTGACGCACTACGGCATCAGTCTGAAGCTGATCAGCTTCATGCCTGGCGCCGTGCGCCCAGAGCACCACGTGCAGTTCCAGGCCCTGCTGTCCGTCGATGAGCTGACTATTTTTAAGAATGCCATTGAAAAAGTTTTGTCCCGTGCTGTAGCATCCGCTACAATCTAGTTTATCAACCCGAAAGGAAAACCCCGTGATCCAAGTTACTCTCTCTTTCCCCGACCAGCAGGCCCTGGTCAACTTCTTTGCTGGCCAGCAGGCTGGCACCAACCGACGCGCCAGCGACGTGGTGGAAAAGGTGGAAGCAAAAAAGCCCCAGTCCTCCAAGGCTGCAGCTACCCCCACTGCTACCGTGACGGCTCCTGCGAAAGTCGAACCTGCTGTGGAGTCCCCTTCTGACCCAAAGCCCGTGGAGCCAACTGGCTCTTCGACGAAGCCCTCCGCCTCAGTCGACTACCCTACCCTCCAGAAGGCAGTGTTCGCCCTGGCCGGTAAGAGCCGCGAGTCTGCTGGCGCAGTGGCCGCATCCTTTGGCGTGAAGACGTTCAAGGAACTGCCCGAAGCCAAGTGGGCCGACGCCCTGGTCGCTGTGAACGCCGCATTGGCAGAGGCTGCGTAATGAGCGCCGATCTCGCACACAGCAAGTGGTCGGCCTCGGGCTTCGAGTCGATCATGTTGTGCCCTGGCAAGAAGGTGCTCGAAGCTGGCAAGCCCAACAGCACCAGCAAGTACGCAGCCGAAGGCACCGCGGCGCACCAGGTTCTGACCTGGGCGCTGCAGCAGGACAAGCCCGCTGCTCACTTCGTCAGCACCGTGATCGAGGCCGACGGCTTTGTGTTTGTGGTGGACGAGGACATGGCCCGCCACGTCCAAGTCTGCATCGACTACGCCAACGACCTCAAGGGCGACGACGGCATCATCTTTGCCGACATCCGCGTGAACTACCACGAGTACCTGGACACGCCAGAGCTCGAGGCCTGGGGCACCGCCGACGTGATCATCGCCCGGGGCACCGAGCTGATCATTTGTGATTTCAAATATGGGATGGGCGTCGAGGTGAGCGCCGAGCGCAATCCTCAGATGTCACTCTACGGCCTGGGGGCACTGCAGCAGTTCCACGGTGTGGTCGCTGACTTTGAGACCGTGCGCCTGGCCATCAGCCAGCCACGTATCAAGGTGGCGCCCAGCGAATTCGACATGACCGTGGCCGAGCTCGAGGCCTGGGGCCGTGGTGCTGCACGCAGTGCGGTGAACAGCTGCAAGAACGCCATGGCCTGGGTGGGCAACGACCCGAAGGAATTCGAGCGCACCTACCTGCACCCGAACGAGAAGAGCTGCAAATTCTGTAAAGCCAAGGCCACCTGCCCAGCGCTGCGCGCGGAAGTGGCAAGTACCGTTACCGGCAGTGCCGCCAGTGCGGATGACTTTAGCGACGTGACGGAGCAATCCGTGTCGATCGCGCTGCTTAACCAACGCCCTGACGATTACCTGGCCGCCTGCTTATCCAAAGCCGACCTAATAGAGGACTGGTGCAAGGCCGTGCGCGCCGAGGTCGAGCGCCGCCTGCTGGCTGGTGATGGTGTGCCAGGCTACAAGCTGGTGCAGGGCAAGCGCGGTGCACGCCAGTGGACCAACGCAGCCGAGGCCGAGGCCATGCTCAAGAGCATGCGACTCAAAGAGGCCGAGATGTACGACTTCAAGCTGATCAGCCCCACAACGGCCGACAAGCTGGCCAAGGCCGAAGTCATTGGCAAACGCCAGTGGCCCAAGCTGCAGACGCTGATCGTTCAGCGCGAGGGTGCCCCGCACGTGGCCCCGGTTTCCGATTCACGCCCGGCCTTGACGGTCACACCGGTTGTTGATGACTTCGCAGACGTGACTGTCGATTCTCTCGCTTAATTTTTCACTAAGGACTTTTCAACCATGGCTACTACTCAAACCCCCGCAGGTCGCATCCTCCTCAAAAACGTGCGCCTGGCATTCCCCAACCTGTTCGAGCCCACCACCGTGGCCGGCGAAGGTAAGCCCCGTTACAGCGCCACCCTGCTGATCCCGGCCGACCACCCGCAGATCGAAGAGATCCGCGCCGCCCAGAACGCGATTGCCAAGGACAAGTGGCGCGACAAGGCCCCGGCCATCGTGCGTGGCCTGGACAAGCAGGACAAGCTGGCGCTGCACGACGGCGACACCAAGAGCAAGTACGACGGGTTCCCCGGCAACTTCTTTGTATCGGCCGCAGCGCAGGAGAACGCAGCGCCTACGGTCATCGACCGCGACCGCTCGCCCCTGTCTGCCAAGTCTGGCCGCCCCTACGCTGGCTGCTTCGTGAACGCGAGCATCGAGCTCTGGGCCCAGGACAACAACTACGGCCAGCGCGTGAATGCCCAGCTCCGTGGCATCCAGTTCTACAGCGACGGCGACAGCTTCAGCGCAGGCCGCCCAGCCGACGCTGACGAGTTCGAGGAAGTCACCGAGGGCGCCGGCGCCGACGACTTCGCGTAAAGACACTGCGGGGGCTTGCGCTCTCAAGTTTCGACTCACCCACGAGATACACAGCTAAGAGATGGAGACCACTGCCGCCCGCGTCATTGACACGGCGGTGGTCCTGAAATACCTGCGCAAGCCCGTAAGTAACATGCAGGGATCTCTTGGAATAGGGTGATTTTTGGTGAGGGCCTAAAGGGTCTTCACCAAAGGAACAACAAAATGACAATCCTCTGGTTTGACTGCGAAACCTTCAGCGAGTGCGAACTCAAGGCGCACGGCACGCACCGCTACGCCGAACACCCCAGCACCGAGATAACTGTGGCCCAGTGGGCGGTCGGCGATGGCGAGCCTGTGGTCAGGGACTGCACCGACATGGGCAACGGCGGCAACTTCATGCCAGCCGAACTGCACCCGCTCCTGCTTGACCCCACCGTCACCGTCATCGCGCACAACAGCGCCTTCGATCGCACCCTGCTGCGCCACTGCTGGGGCATCGAGGTGCCCGTGGAACGCTGGCAAGACACGATGATCCAGGCCATGGCCCACGGCCTACCTGGCGGTCTGGATAAGATCGGGCAGATCGTTGGCCTCACTGCCGACCAGGCCAAGGACAAGCGCGGGCGCGAGCTCATCCAACTATTTTGCAAACCGCGGCCGAAGGGCAGCACATTGAGAAGGGCTACCCGTGAAACGCACCCCGAGCAGTGGGCCGAGTTCCTCGAGTACAGCAGACAAGATATTGTCGCCATGCGAGCCATCGGCCAGCGCATGCCAAGCTGGAACTACCGCGCCGGCCACGCCGAGCTCGACCTCTGGCACCTTGATCAGCGCATCAATGATCGCGGAGTGGCAGTCGACCTGAAACTCGCGGACGCCGCCATCACAGCTGTTGCACTTGAACAGAAACGACTGAAGGCCCAGGTCACCGAGGAGACCGACGGCCTGGTCACCAACGCCAGCCAGCGCGACAACCTGCTAGCATTCATCTGCGCCGAGTACGGCGTCACCCTGCCCGACATGAAGGCCGACACCCTGCGCCGCAGGATGGACGACCCAGAGCTGCCCGACGCGGTCAAGCTGCTGATGTCCATCCGACTCGAGGCCACCAAGACCAGCACGGCCAAGTACAAGGCCCTGGTCAACGCCTCGAGCAGCGACGGGCGCCTGCGCAACACCCTGCAGTTCGCTGGCGCCTCGCGCACCGCACGCTGGGCCGGGCGGATCTTCCAGCCGCAGAACCTCCCACGCCCTGAGTATGGGTTCGATGAGGCAGCGCAGGAGCTGGTGGTCCAGGCGCTGAAAACAAACTGCGCCGACCTGGTCTACACCAACGTGATGCAGCAGACCGCGAACGCCATCCGCGGCTGCATTGTGGCGCCACCCGGTAAGAAGCTGGTGATCTCCGACCTGTCCAACATCGAAGGCCGTGGCCTGGCGTTCCTGGCCGGCGAGCGCTGGAAGCTCAGGGCCTTTGCAGAGTTCGACGCGGGCATCGGTGCCGACCTCTATGTACGTGCTTATGCCGCCGCGTTCGGCATCCCGCCCGAACAGGTCACCAAGACCATGCGCCAGATCGGTAAGGTCATGGAGTTGGGGCTGGGCTACGAGGGTGGTGTCGCTGCGTTCCTGACCTTCGCTGCCGTGTACGGCATGGATCTGGAGGAACTGGCCAACGCCGTATGGGCTGCCGCCAGTCCGGAGGCGATCGAGCAAGCGCAGGGCATGCTGGCGTGGTTCAAGAAGCAACGGCGCAGCACGCTTGGCCTGTCCGATCGGGTGTGGGTTGCGTGCGAGGTGCTAGTGCTCGGCTGGCGCGAGGCGCACACCAACACCAAAGCCCTGTGGAAGGCAGCAGGCGACAGCGTGCGCGCGGCCATTCAGAACCCGGGCGAGACGTTCCCGATCGGTGAGCACCTCAAGGCCCGCCGCGATGGTGCCTGGCTGCGCATCCGCCTGCCCAGTGGCCGATACCTCTGCTACATCAACCCCAAGGTCGACGACGACGGGCAGATTACTTATTTCGGCGTCAATCAGTACACCCGCCAATGGGGTCCGATCAAAACCTACGGTGGCAAGCTGGTGGAGAACTGCACCCAGGCCTTCGCCCGCGACATCATGGCCTACAACATGCCCGGCATCGATGCCGCTGGCTACGAGATCGTGCTCAGTGTGCACGACGAACTGCTGACCGAGACACCGGACAGCCCCGAGTTCAGCGTCGACCACCTGAGCAGCATGCTGTCCTGGGCTCCGCAGTGGGCAAAGGGCATCCCGCTGGCTGCCGCGGGCTTTGAAACTTATCGATACAGAAAGGACTAGCACCTGTTTAGCATGTGCTACAATTACACATCAACAACCGAAAGAGGAAAATGAACACTCGCAAATACCCCCGCACTTTGAATGAGGCCTTCGGCCCGTACTGCACACCCCACATCGACGAGCCCGAAAGCACCGACTACCCGGCCGCCTGGTGGGCGATGGTCGTCATCATCTCCATCGTCAGCCTGATCCTTATCGTGGTTACAGCATGAACTGCTGCAACGACTACGGCCAGTGCACCCGAGGCGAGCACTGCTGCGCACGCAAACCCCAAGAGCTGCACGTCACAATGGAAGACAACCCATTCGACATGGACTGGATGCTCGAGACGGTGCGCGACCTGTTCGCCATCATCGGGTTCGTGGCCATGGTGATTCTGATCGGCTTGTTCTTTGGGTACTTGTCATGAACCCCGAGAGCCTAAAGAACCTGCGGCGCGGCGCCCCGCCCAAGGCCCGCATCTGTAACTGCTGCGGCGAGGCAAAGGCCACCAGCGCGTTCTCGTGGAACCAAGGTATTCACGAGTACGTCAAGACCTGCAGAGAGTGCGGGCAGTGGCTGTTCCTGTTCCGCAAGGTGTTCGGAGATACCCGCGACTGGGAAAAGAATCGCGCGGACCAGCGCAAGCGTGACTTTGAAAAACGAATCACCGAGCGCCCCATCAACATCGCTGGCGTCGCCCTCTGGAACGCCTGGCACCAACCCTCGAAAGACAATCATGCTTGAACGCGAAGTCGAAGCCCACCTAGTCAACCGCGTGAAAGCGCTCGGTGGCGAGTGCCGCAAGTTGAAATGGATCGGCCGTAACGGTGCGCCCGATCGCCTGGTGATGCTGCCCAAGGCCACCTGCGTGTTCGTGGAACTAAAGCGCCCCGGGGAGAAGGCCAAGCCCCACCAGCTGCGCGAGCACGTGCGCATGCGCGAGATGGGCCAGATTGTGCTGGTGCTCGACAGCATCGAAGCCATCGACGAGTGGTTGTCATGAAGAAGCCACACCACCCAGGCATCCGCCTGGTGCTGCGCGATGCGCCTGAAGGTCTGACGGCATTGGAGCTGGCAGCCCGCATCCCAGACATGGACTACAACGCCGCGCGCCGTGCGTTGAATGGAATGCCTGACGCCTACATCGACCGCTGGATTCTGATGCCTGGCAGCCGTGGGCAATTCCAGGCGGTCTGGTGCGTCGTAACCCCACCGGACAACTGCCCGCACCCGAAGGACCGGTTCAAGGTCGAAGCGCGCACGCAGTGGGCACACCGGCACACCACGCTATGAGGCGCGAGTACATACCCCGGGCGTTTGCCCCGCTGGCCATGAATCATATGGTGAACAACCCACGGTGCGCATTGTGGGCGAAGCCGGGACTTGGCAAAACCTGCATGACCCTGACGTTCTTGGATTACTTGCACAACGTGTGGGGTGAAGACCGCCCGACGTTGGTGCTGGCCCCGCTGCGCGTTGCGCGTGACACCTGGGCCAACGAGGCGCACAAGTGGGGGCACCTCAAAAGCATCGAGGTTGTCCCGATTGTAGGCGACGTTGACCAGCGCCGCGCCGCACTGCGCAAGGGCGCCCCGGTCTACACCACGAACTACGACAATTTGATCTGGCTGCGCGAGCAGTTCGAGGGCAAGGCCTGGCCATTCGCCACGGTGGTGGCCGATGAGAGCACCAAGCTCAAAGGCTTCCGCCTGCGCCAGGGCGGCGTGCGTGCGCAGGCCCTGGCCAAGGTTGCACACAAGGACGTCGAGCGCTGGATCAACCTGACCGGTACGCCGGCCAGCAACGGACTCGAGGATCTGTGGGGCCAGACCTGGTTCCTGGATGCAGGCCAGCGCCTGGGCCGCACGTTCAGCGCGTTTCAGGACCGATGGTTCGGCATGCGCAACCGCAAGCACGAGGCCTCCGGTAAGACCTACACCGAGCGCTTCATATTCCCCGACGCGCAGGTCGAGATCCAGGACCGGCTGGCCGACATCTGCCTGACACTGGACCCTAAGGATTGGTTCGATCTCAAGGACCCGATCGTCAACGTGATCGAGGTCGAGCTGCCAGCCAGCGCCCGCTCGAAGTACCGCGAGATGGAGCGCGAGCTCTTCACCATGATCGAGGGCAACGAGGTCGAGGCGTTCAACGCCGCGGCCAAGTCGCAGAAGCTGCTGCAGATGTGCAATGGTGCCGTCTACCTGGACCCCGAGCGCTACGGTGCGGGCACCTGGGTGGAAGTGCACATGGAGAAGCTCGACGCGCTCGAGGAGCTGGCCGAGCAGACCGGCGACGAGCCGCTGCTGGTGGCCTACTACTTCAAGAGCGACCTGGCCCGCCTGCTGCGCCGCTTCCCCGACGCGCTGGACATCTCCACCGAGGCCGGCATGGCGGCCGCACAGGCAGGCCAGGGCAAGCTCTGGCTGGGCCACCCCGCCAGCGTGGGCCACGGTGTGGACGGCCTGCAGAAGTGGTGCCGCCAGATCGTGATCTTCGCCCAGGACTGGAACCTCGAGCACTTCGACCAGATCCTCGAGCGCATCGGCCCGATGCGCCAGTACCAGGAAGGCAAGGCGGTCGACGTGTTCATTCACCACATCGTCGCGCGCAACACGATCGACGAGTTGGTGATGGCCAGGCGCGAGTCCAAGCGCAGCGTGCAAGATTTATTATTGGAATTTTTGAAAGGCAAAAGATGATTCACACCAAGTGCCACGACTGTGGCGCCGAAGGGTTTACCGGCGTGCATGTCTGCCCCAAGGGAAACCGGGTGCCGAAGCCCGGCCTGTCGGTCAAGGACTACGTCGCCGCACTGCCCGACCCCGTCAACCACCCGCCCCACTACACCAGCCACCCCAGCGGTGTGGAGTGCATCCAGATCACCGAGCACATGGGCTTCAACCTGGGCAACGCGCTCAAGTACATCTGGCGTGCGGATCTGAAGCACGACGCGGTGGAGGACCTGCGCAAGGCGCGCTGGTATCTGGACCGTGAGATTGCCAAGCGGGTGAAGCCGTGATCCAGGCCGCCAACTGGTGCGAAAAGCACGGCGTCAGCTACCACGCCATTTGCATGGAATGCGAAGCGGGTGCCCAAGTGAACCAGACCAACAATCCCGTGGCCGTCGACCAGGGCTACTACTGGCAACACATGGACACCTGCCCCCGTGGCGTGAAGGTGCAGCTGCTCAACGCCGGAGGTGTTGCAGTTTACGGACAACACACCAGTGGACATAACCTGTGGCTCGGCTGGGCGCCGCTGCCCAATAAACCCGAATGGATGAAAGCATGAGCGACGACATCGACCGCGCACAGAATGAAGTCGAGCGCTCGCTTGGCGAGGCCCTGCGCTCGCGCAAAGTATCAGGCCCCTCGCCTACTGGGCGCTGCCTGTACTGCGACGACATCACCGGCGATGAGCAGCGCTGGTGCGATGCAGGCTGCCGAGACGCGTGGCAAGACTTGCCAACACATTTACGCTAGTGCATCCTGCTCCGATCGCCACGCAGTGCGCGGGCGTTTTGAGCGGTAAGTTTCTCGTAAGTGTTGGGTGGCTTTACGTTTTTGTAAGGTCACAATATACATTATGCGTCCCATTAGGGGGGTTATTGTCCTAGCACCTGCTAAAAGATGTGGTACTATTCGCTACAGTAATTAACAGTTTAGGAACGAAATGGGCTTCACTTTTGGTTCGGTTTGTAGTGGCATAGAGGCCGCCTCGGTTGCCTGGCACCCGCTGGGTTGGAGGGCTGCTTGGTTGGCCGAGATCGAACCGTTCCCCAGCGCCTTGCTGGCACACCATTACCCCGAGGTCCCGAACCTCGGCGACATGACACAGCTCCCCGAACAGATCGTCATGGGCCAGGTGCCCGCGCCCGATCTGCTCTGTGGTGGCACCCCCTGCCAGGCCTTCAGTGTGGCGGGATTGCGACAGTCACTCGACGATGCTCGCGGAAACCTTTCCTTAACCTTCTGCGAGATCGCAAATGCCATCGACCTATCAAGAGCCCATGACGGGCAACAACCCTGCATCGTCTTCTGGGAGAACGTCCCCGGAGTCCTCAACACCAAGGACAACGCCTTCGGCTGCTTCCTTGCTGGCCTTGCCGGCGAAGATGATGCGCTCGTCCCAGCAGGGGACAAATGGCCGAACGCTGGTGCTGTGTTTGGCCCCCAAAGAGCAGTCGCGTGGCGCGTCCTCGACGCCCAATACTTCGGAGTGGCCCAACGACGCCGCCGTGTGTTCGTTGTCGCAAGTGCTCGAGACGACATCGATCCCGCCGCAATTCTTTTTGAGTTCGAGGGCGTGCGAAGGGATTCTGCGCCGAGCCGCGGGGCGCGGGAAACAGCTCCCACCATCCCTAGCCGCAGCACTGCAGGCGGTGGCCTCGGTACAGACTTCGACTGCGATGGCGGCCTGATCGCTGGGACGCTGCTCAAGGGTGGGCACAGCAACAACCCCCTGGACGAGACCCTGGTGGCGCACACGCTCACCAGCAACGGCGACGCACACAGCGGCTACCGCGACGAGAAGGGGCTGATCGCCTTCCACCACAACGCCCAGGTGGACCAGATGAACTTTGACCCGAACACCAGTGCACCTCTGACGTGTTCGCAGCAGGCCGCGGTGGCTTGGTCAATCATGCCGATGAACAGCGGCAAGGATTACAAGGCGCGGGAAACCGACATCGCCCAGCCGATCATGGCGGGCGGGCCAGTGGGCGGTAACCAGGGGGGCGACTTCATCACGCAGTCGGCCATGCAAGTGCGCCGCCTCACCCCCCGCGAGTGTGAGCGCCTGCAAGGCTTCCCTGACGATTACACGCTGGTGCCCAACCGTGGCAAGCCTGCCGCCGATGGCCCGCGCTACAAGGCGCTGGGCAACTCCTGGGCGGTGCCGAACGTGCGCTGGATCGGCTGGCGTATTGCGTCCCAGGTGTTCGGGGATTTAGCATGAAGGCTTTAGCAACGCTTGCACCAACCCAGTGCAAAAGCCATTTAACAATGTTCAATACAAAGCGTACCACCCCGTGTGCAGGAATCCCCCACCAACCCCTTGGGCTGCAAGGCCTTAACTACTTGAAAGAATCGTGATTATGCGCACCTTGTTTGAACCCTATCCAGACCGCCTGCGCATCGCCGACGGCAAGCTCTACATGGCCGACGGCAGCAGCGTGCGCAAGTACCTGCGTGAGTGGCAGGCCAGCCAGAAGATCGGCGTAGACGAGCCTCTTGTTCTGCAGCTGCGCAGCCAGGGCGAGCAGGTGCGCCGCCTTGCCTCATTCAGTTTGGTGGCGTGATGAAATACGTCGGCTACACCTTCGTAACCCTAGCGATAGCTGGGTGGTTCAACCTCATCGACTTTCATGTGTGCGTGAAGGGTCCAGGCGAGTGTGGCCCTCACGCCTGCGCTCGTGCAGCAAGCACACCCCAACCCCCCGCCCCCTCAACAAAAACTCAATGAACGGAAGAACGATTATGCGGACCATCATTGCCGGTAGCCGCGGGCTTACGCACCAGGCGATCGTAGACCAGGCTGTAGAGCTGTCTGGCTTCGTGGTCAGTGAGGTTGTGAGCGGCACCGCTCAAGGCGTTGATGCGCTGGGCGAAAGCTGGGCGATGGCGCGCGGCCTGCCGATCGTGGAGTTCCCGGCCAAGTGGATCGGCCCGCGGGGTCTGGACCGCGGCGCAGGCCACGCCAGAAACCAGCTGATGGCGAACTACGCCGAGGCCCTGGTAGCAGTGTGGGACGGCAGCAGTCCCGGCACCCGCGACATGATCAAGCGCGCGACCAAGCGTGGGCTCGCTGTCTTCGTCTACGACACGAGCCTTGCGTGATGCACGCCCCAACCCCCTGCCCTCTCAACGATTCAACCATGAACGGAACCCACCTTATGCGTACCAAGACCTTGACCACGCAGCTGCCCCCACTGCCAGAGCCCGAGGCACTGGGTATGGACTTCGACAAAGGCTGGGATGGCGTCCGTGCCTACGGCTACACCGAGGCGCAGATGCAGGCCTACGCTCTGCAGGCGCTGCGTGAGGCTGGCGTCTGGGTCCACCCCACTGCGTCGAGCGCAGCTCGTGCTTGAGATAAACAAGATCCCAGGCCGGGACCTGCGTGCCCTGGTCGAGCTGATCGGGGAGCGGCGCATCGAGCGCGAGCTCAACGTCCACCGCACCACCATCCGGCGCTGGTTGAGTGGGCAAATCAAAATCCCCGGCGCCCAGCACATCGCCATCAAGGCGCTGCTCGGGGATTTGCCAGGTACGGCGAACCAGTGGACCGGGTGGCGGTTCCATGATGGGCTGCTGTACAGCCCCGCCGGCGACCGCTATCGGTCGGGCGAGGTGCTCGCCATCGGGTTGAATCGCCAGATCTACAACGAGCTCGCGCGCGAGGTGCGCGACCTTAAAGCCAAACTGCAGACCGCCGAGCTCGCGCTCGAGCACCTGACCGAGGCGCCCTTAGCCCTGCCCCATCACGCCGACAGGTAGGTGCAGCTCGCGCGCAGGAAATCCCCCGACGCCCAGGTGAAGGGCGCGCCCGAGCTCATCGTGCCCGCCACGCCCTGCATGTAGACCACTCCATAGGTGGAGCTCGCCGCCACGTAGAGCACGCCCACCACCGGCGTGCCCGTCGCGTCGTACATCAGCGCCGAGCCCCACGCGGGCTGGGCCGAGGAGACCCCGGTCGGCAGGCTGAAGCGCCACTCGCCCGAGCCCATCGTCGTGGTGCTGCCAATGTCCAGCCCCAAGGTCAGCATGACCAGGCGCCCCTTGCGGGTGTAGACCCCGTACAGCGAGCCGTTGTTCAGTACCGGGTTGGTGCTGCCCCCGGTCCAGGCCGGGGTGTAACCCGTGGGGACGGTGTCGACCTCGTTCTGCTGGCCGCCACTTGAGTCGGTCAGCGTGCCGGTGATCACGTTGTCCGCGTAGCGCGACCCGATCCAGCCCGCGGCGAGCGTGACGGAGCTCGCCACCACGTTGCCTGAAAACACGTTCGACTGCCCGTTCAACGTCATGGCCGTGGTGCACGCAATGCGGTTGCCGATCACGATCGCCTTGGCGGTGGCCGCGCTCCACAGAATGCCCGCCGTGACCCCGTTGTCGCCGAGGGTGTTGCCAATGATGAAGGTGTTCTCGGCCCCGCTGATGTCGATGAACGGCCCGCTGCCCGCGGTGCAGTTCAGCACCGAGCGGTTGCCGTGTTTGTTGGTGCCGTCCGCGGGGAGCTTGATGCACACCACCGTGTTGGCCGACACCGCGAAGTCGCAGTCGGCGATCTTGCTGCCAAAGCCTGCCATCGCGGCGGCGTACTCCACGCAGTAGCTCTGGGTGTAGTAGACGCGGCAGTTGAGGATTTGCTGGTAGCCCTCGAACTCGGCGGTGAAGGGCAGGGTAATGCCGACGCCGGTGTAGTTGACGCTGTTGCCGTCGATGTAGAGGTCGACCACGCGGGCGTTGCGGCCCAGCGACACGACCGCACCGTTCGCGCCCTTGGCCAGGATGCTGCCCAGGCCCTCGCCCGCCAGCGTCTTGTTGTCGGGCACGTTGATGGTGGACCCGGCCATGAAGGTGCCCGCCGTCAGCACCACGCGTTTGTGGGTGGCAAAGGCGGCGGCGATCGCGGGTGCGTCATCACCCCCCGAGGGGGCCAGGTACTTGGCTAGTGTGGTTTGGTTGCTGCGTGCATTGCTCATGGTCTCCCTTTCAACGCCGCGGCAATGCCCGGCACAATTTTCTCAGCACTGCGCCCGATCACGTAGCCGCCCAGGCCCAGTTCGACGATCGACCACAGCTTGAGGTACTCCGCCTCGCTCAAATCAGGTGCCGCCCAGCCGAACCAGCGCGCCACGATGAGTGCGCCAAAGGTCAGCATCAGGATTGGCCGCCACGACTGCGCAAGCCACGACTCGGACGACGCCTCGGCCTTGATGATCTCGGCGCGCTGGGTGAACTCGGCGAGCTCGCCCTTTTGCGCCATCTCGAGCATGGCGAGCCTGGCCTGGTCACGCTGCGCCGGGTCGGGCCACAGTCGGTCGATCAGTTTGCCGCCGACGTCCAGCGCCGCGGTGATCGGGTCTACTGCCATGTGCCGGTCTCCATCTGTAGTGCCAGGCGCCGGGCGCGCTCAGGTGTTTGCGTGGCCCACTTGGACAACAGCATGTTGTCGGCCGCCGCCTTGTAGTCGCCCATGCGTATCAGGCCGAGCGTATTCTTGAACGCGAGCAGGCCATCGGTGCCCATCTGGAACGCCATGTTTAGCAGCACGCCCTTGCGTGCGTCATCGAGATCCTGAAAGAACGGCAGCGCGCGGGTGAGTGCGTCGATGCGGTCGT